CCACCGGTGTCACCTTCGATGCGCCGCGCATCGAGGTCGACACGGCCGTCGCCGGCGGCGTCAAGAAAAAGCTCTATGCCCACGCCGATGCGTTCTGGGCCAAGGCCCTGGCGGATCTGGCGGCCGACACCGGCAACTGCGAACTGGGAATGCAGGCGCCGCTTGTGCCCACATCTTATTCTCGCCTTGGAGGCTACATGTAATGGCCGACGATCAGAATCAACCGCAAGCCGTTCCGCCTCTGCCCGCGAAGGGCAAGATCGTTACGGATGCGGCGCTCTACATGTCGCAGATCTCGCTTTATCGCAATTCGCTCGCCTTTGGCGGGATGCGCGATCCGTCCACAATCTGGACGACGATGATCTACAACCACCCCCAGGCGATGCTTCTCTATCGCGAACTGGAGGAAAAGGATGAAGACGTAGGCAATGCGCTCGACACGTTGCGGCTTAGCGTGCTGGAGCGCGATCGCAGCGTGATTGCCGGCGCCGATTCGCAGCTCGGCCTGGACGTTAAGGAATTTATCGAAGATCAGATCGCGCTGATCCCTGACTTCCATTCGGTGCTCGATTGCGTACTGGACGCGCCCGGCTATGGGTTCAGCGTCCAGGAGATGATCTTCGATACCAGCATGGGACAGGCTTCGCTGGCTGAGATCAACGATTGTCCGCAAGAGTTGTTTCTGTTTGGCGATCGCTACCAGCCTCAGATCGGACAGCTGCAGTTTCTCGATCAACCATGGGCATCTACGGGGACGCTGGTACCCGAGGAGAAGTTCATCGTCTTCACCTATCGCAAACGCGGCCGCAATCGCATGGGACGGCCGCTTCTGAAGTCCGTGTTCTGGCCGAGCTGGTTCAAGCGCAATATCCAGCGGCTATGGATGCAGTTCGCCGAGAAGGGGCCGGGGACAGCGGTTGTGAGGTACAACGACGCCGATAACGTCGCCGAGCGCCAGCAGGCCGCCGCTCTCGCGCAGGCCATCATCGACAACGTGGCTATCGCCGTTCCCCAGGGATTCAGCTATGACGAGGAGCTGCTCAAGGTGGCACGATCGCAGGATCCGGCCGTCTATGAGAATTTCTTCCAGGCAATGCAGTACTCCATCGCGCGCAAGATCCTGGGAGAGACGCTGACCAGCTTCGGCAACGAAGGCGGCACGGGCGCAAAGGCTCAAGGCGAAGTGCATGCCGACACGCTGCAGAAGCGCACTGTCGAGCTTTGCCGCGCCGTCGCCTCTGTCGTCAACCGTCAGCTTATCCGCCCGCTGGTGCTATGGAACTACGGGCCGAACGCGCCCGTTCCGGAGTGGACGTTCAACATCGAAGAGCAGGAAGATCTGACCGATCGGATCACTGTGGACATGGGGCTGCAGAAGATGGGCTTCCCCATCAGCCAGGGCTACGTATCCGAAACTTACGGCGTGCCTGTTCCTGAGGAAGGCGATGTCGTGCTGAAGGCCCCAACTCCGCCGGCGCCCTTTGGGGCGGCCCCGCCGAATTCAGGCGCCGATCCAGACGCGGATCCAGATGACGACGCCGATCCGGGCGATGACGATGAGGATCAGCCGGATGAGGAGTTCTCGGAGCCGACGACCAAACAGATCGTCGCCCGCGAACAAAAGGACTTCGATCGTCTCTTCTCGCAACTCAAGGGAGAATCGGTCGAGATCTATCGCAAGCGCATCAGCGAACTGGCCAGCGGCCTGGCTGCGAGGTAGCAAGTGATTCAGCCGCAGGTTCAGATCGGGGATGCTCTGGCCCAGTATATGGCCGCCTCGAACCTAATGGGGCGGCTGCATATTGTGCGCGTGGGCCTCGCGAAGACGCGCCGGCCCATGCAGCTCGCCACCGGATCGCGCCTGGTCCGCAGTTTCGCAGAGCAGATGGACGACGGCATGTTCGACGTCGGATTCAGTCTGGATGTTCCGGCCACAGGCGCGATCGAGTACCTGCGTAAGCTCACGCCGGTGACGAGGCATGTCTTCGACGGACTGACTCGCCAATATCGCAGCGACGCCTTTACGATTGCCGGCACGAACGATCAGCGCGTCATCGCCAAGGTGCGCGACGAGCTGGCCGATACGCTGGCGAACGGAGGCACCCGCGCGGAGTGGGGAGCGGCCGTTGGCAAGATCACGAGCGACGCTGGAGTCGCCAATCTCACCGCATTTGAACTGGACACCGTCTTTCACACCACAGTGGCAAAGGCTTACTCCAATGGCCGGCTCGAACAGATGCAGGAGCCGCACATGCAGGAGGCGCTGCCGTTCTGGCAATACTGGACTGTCGGCGATATGCGTGTGCGGCCAGGTCATGCTGAGCTGGACGGATTCACGGCTCGCGCAATTGATCCGGTATGGCGTAGGATTTACCCACCGTGGGACTTCAATTGCCGCTGTTCAGTTGTACCCATCACGTCGGATGAAGCTCCGGAAGGCAGTGAAGACGGCGGCCTTGACCGTCTGCGGACCATGCCTCTGGCTATGATCGAACTTCAGCAGACTAGCTTTCGGTCGCTGCTAGCCGCATAAACACTGGCATTCGCCTACTAATCCCTTCCCGCAACAGTGCATATATCGCACTCATCGCGTCTATTGCGTAGTCCTCAACAAATATCCTCTGTGCCACTTACATTGGCTTCGTGGCCGTAACTACAAATACCGGCGGAGATAGTGCAGGCACGAACATGTGCGCATGCGAGTGCGATCCCTGCAAGAGCGGGATTTGTAAAGACTGCTCCCATAAAGATTGCGACTGTGCCAACTGCACATGCGCTCAGACCGTTCAATTGGCCGATTTCGGCAATGGATGGGTCGAAATCTTCCGTACCGGAAGCTACGGCGATAAGGGCACTTTCAGCCAGGAGGACCTCGATCGTGTAATCGCGAACTATGATCCGGAAGGATCTGAAGGTCACGAAGCTCCTGCATGCGTCGGCCATCCGAAAGACAATCTGCCCGCGTATGGATGGGCTTCACGGCTCATGCGCAACGGCAATACGCTTCTGGCGAAATTCAAAGAAGTCGATCCGGCGTTTGAAGCCGCGGTGAAAGCCGGCCGCTATAAGAAGCGCTCGGCCGCATTCTATCTCGACGACAAGGGCCGCATCACCAATCTGCGGCATGTGGCATTCCTCGGTGCGCAGCCTCCCGAGGTCAAGGGACTCAAAAACTTAAATTTCGACGATGGAGACCGGCGATTCACGGCGGTTGATTTCGGCGAGGAGGAAACTGTGGACGACAAAAAGCCCGTTAAGGATCAGATCAAGGAGTTCTTCGCCGAGATGTTCGGGGCTCCCGCACAACCGAAGACATTCAGCGAGGACGACGTCAAGCGGATCGCCGCCGAAGCTGTGACAGCCGCAACCAAGCCGCTGCAGGACCAGGTCTCCGCCTTGCAGACGGACCTGACCGCGCAGACTGCAAAATTCTCCGAGCGCGAGTCTCGGGCAGCTCTTACCGAGACACAACAGCGTGCGCTCGATGCTATCAATGGCCTCAAGAGCAAGGGTCGCTGGGTTCCCGCCTTCGACAAGGCTGGGCTTCCCCTGGTGTTCGACGAGCTGGCGAAGGTCACGACGACCATCGAGTTCGGCGAGGCTGGCCAGGACGGAAAGAAACCGCAAGTCGCTCCCCTTCAGGTGTTCACCAGCTTTATGGAGTCATTGCCGAAGATTGTGCCGAGCGGCGCGGTATTCAGCGGTGCTTCGCAAGCGCCAACAAGCGTTAATCCAAAAGACGATCCGCTCACGGCGGCAGCGCGCGCCCGGCAGAAGGAAAAGAACATCACCTTCAGCGAGGCGCTCGACCAGGTTGTGACAGAACGTCCGGAGCTGGTAAACGCCGGCAGTGCGGCGGCCGGCGCAGTCTAGCAGTTCCACGCGCCGTGTGGTTCTCTGCATGGCGACGGAGCGGGCGCCGTGATTCGCCCGCAGCTTTCAGACTTTCGCCCCAGGAGGGCATATGGCAAACATCAATGTCGAACTGAAGGGGCCGCAGGGACCGCAGATCAAGGAGAGCCTGCTACCCGCTGCCGTGGCCGGATTCCAGCGCGGCCTGGCTGTTGTCTATGGCACCGACGAGTATCACGCTGCCCTGGCGACCACAGCCGGTGAACCTTGCGTTGGTTTGATCGAAGAGGATGCGGTATCGGCCCAGAACCCCATCTCGGTAATCGAGCATGGGCAGGCCGTGGCGCAGATCGGCGCCGCCGTAACACCCCTGCAGAAACTCACCACTAACGCCGCTGGGCAGTTAATCCCGGCCGTCACACCTCAGCATGTCATTGCGGTCGCGCTTTCGGGCAATCCCAACGCGGGCGATTACATCACCGTTTTTGTGTGTGGCCCTGGCGGCCAGGCCTTCAACTAAGCCAGGTCGCGCAGTCAGTCTCACCTGGGCGCGCAGTAACGCGCCCAGCGCAATAACAAGAGTCACCCGCTCACGAGCGGCAGGAGGAATGTTCAATGGGCGCTTTTGTCCCGACAATGCCGGCAGGAACTCTGAACGTTGCACTGAGCAACTTCGCCAAAGAATTCCGTAACAATGCCTTCGTGGGCGATCGATTTGCGCCCCGCGTCCCTGTGGCGCGCCAAAGCTATCAGTACGTGGTCTGGAATCGCGACGACTTCCGTCGTCCTGGCTCGACGCTTCGCGCGCCCGGAGCCAAGCCCGGAACTACCCGGCGCAGTTATTCGACCGCGCCCTACATGTGCCAGTCCCACGCACTCGACGGCGACGTTCCCTTCGAGAGCGAGGCTTATGGCTTGGGAATGGGCTTCAGCACGAAGAAGCAGCTCACCCAGCAGTTGATCAATCAGATCAATCTCGATCGCGAAGTGGCGATCGCAAACTTGCTGCTGAACACCAGCAACTTTCCGAACGGCGTCACGCTCTCGGGCACGTCGATGTGGGATGCATATCCCTCCACGGTGAACACGGGAAATGACGGATCGCATCCGATACCCGTCGTGGATAGCTATAAGGCCCTGTTGCGCCAGGCTGGCATTCAGGACTCGCAGATGGTGCTTCTGCTTTCCGATCCCGTCTTCGTGAAGCTGCGCAATCACCCGGACATCATCGATCGGTTCAAGTTCACCAACCCCCAGGGCGCAGTCTCGCTCAATCAGCTCAGTTCCGTGTTCGGCGTCGAAGTCCAGATCGCCAGCGCAATCCAGCTCGACAAGGGCGACAACGCCTGGTGGGTGTGGGGTAACAATGCGTTGCTCGCCTTCACGCAAGCTGCTCCGACGATGGACGACGTCTCTTGCGCGAAGACTTTCGTGTGGACGGGCGGCCAGGGCGAGAGTGGCGTTACGATACCCGGACCGATGAACACGGTCGACGGATATGGTGTTCTGGAATGGATCGATCCGCACCTTTCGACCAAGAAGTACTGGGCCTCTGTTGACTGGTATTACGGTCTGCAGGTGACGGCCGTTGAAACCGCGATCCCGATTCTCAATGCTGTCACCGCTCCCACCATGGGCGTGGTTCCCAGCGATATCGAGGGATAGCCCAGCTAACGAAACAAGAGGGCGCGTGCCGGTGGCCCGCGCCCTTTGAGCAAAGAGAAGCAGAACCAGGAAGGACCGAATATGGCCACGAAAAACGAGAAGCCCGAGCAGGTCGAGACGAAGCCCTACAAAGTGATCAGCAACCTCCGCCACGGTGGCAAGCACTACGCGCCTAACGCGACGGTCGAACTCACGGCCAAGGAAGCGGAGACAACTCAAGACGACCTGGTCCCGCTACGCCTTACACAGAAGGACCTAATCGAGCTGACGGACGACGACGATACCGGCGAGGTCAACGCTGATATCGTCTCGGCCGCGCTTGAGGAGGCGTCGGGCCGAGTCGAAAGCTATTGCCGCGCGCGCTACGTCACGCCCCTGCAGCAGTCTGATGATGTCAAGGCTCTCACGCTGGACATCGGTGTTTATCTGCTCTTTAGTCGACGGCGCGAGACCCGCATCAGCGACACGGTGCAGGAGCGGTTCAACCAGGCGATTGCATTCCTGAAGGACATCTCGAATGCGAAGGCCTCGCTCGATCAGCCCGCTTCGGCGGTTGTTCCGCAGGCTTCGCTGGCTGGCCCCGAGCTTTCCCGTAAGGATTACCATCTGCGCTTCAGCGATCGCAATATCGAGGGCTTCGTATGAGCACTGAAGTCATCCAGGTCGATGAAAGCCGCGTGGTGTTGGCGTTAACGAAGTTCAGCCTCTCACTGCAGCAGCATGATGAGCTGATGCGAGAGATTGGCGCTTCGCAGCTCTTGTCAGTGCGGCGCACCTTTCGCGAGCAAGGCTCGCCGGCAAACTCCTGGGTGCCTCTCTCGCCCAACACAATCAAGCGCGATCCGAAGCGATATGGGGCAGGCCACAAGATGCTGATCAATAAAGGCACGCTGCTGAACTCCATCACTTATGCGGTGCGAGGCATGGGCGTCGTGATTGGCACGGTACTCAAGTATGCGGCGGTGCATCAGTTCGGATCGCGTGATCGCGGCGTAGCGATTGGCCCGCAAACCGAGGCGCAGTCCAAAGCGACGGTCGAGGTCGGCGAGCACACACGTCTTCAGTCGCAATTCTCCGGCAGCCGTGCGCGACTGAAAGATCCTGGCTATGCGACGACCCGTCTTGAGGGGCCGGCGCGGAAAGGCGCTCGGCGGCCAGCTTTGCGGACGAAGCTTGCTGGACCGCGAAATCTCGTGACTGAGAAGATCCAGCGCATCGGACCGCGCAACATAACGAACGTCGTGGCCCATGATCGCCATCAGAACATTCCGCCGAGGCCTTATCTGGTCTTCCGGCCCGAAGATCCGGCGCGCATCCGCGGGATCGTCGTCCGCTATGTCGGCAAAGCTGAGAAGGCGGCGGGACTGGAAGGTGTCCGGTGAGTTCGACGTTTCGCATCGATTATGTTGAGGCCGCGCTCCTCGGGCTCCTCAATTCAAATCTCGCCGCGGCTTATGGCGCGAAGGTGCAGATCGATTCGCTCGGCGACAAGGACTTCGACGAGGAAGGCCGCCTTGTTCTACAGCCACCATCGGTACGGGTGCGCTTCGCTGGCGCTGACTACGACAATCTGCGCGACAATCAGCGGCTGACCTATGAGGCGGGGCTTCCCTTCGAACTGCTGTGCTTTGAATCCTCGCTTCGTTCGAAAGCGGATGAGCGCAAACAAACTCTTGTGCTGGTGGCCACCGTCCAGGATCAGCTCGCTGGCGCGCGCCTGGTGTTGGCCGATGGGTCGAAGACGATGCCGATCACGATGAAGTCTGTATCGCTCGTGGCTGCGGAGTCGGGACCGGTGGATCAGCTCTTTTCCGTTGTGGTGCTTGTTAATGGCATCGCCCAGTTCAGCGGCGCGAATGCTCAACCAGGGCAATGAGGTTTCAGAATGACGACGACAGCGACGCAATCCGATTTCGTAAATGTGCAGCTCACCGCGGCAGGTGTCCAGGCTGCCGGCGTCAACGGTGTGATCCAGATCAACGCACATCGGCTCAGTTATAAGTTCACGCCTGGATCGACGACGCGCGTGTTGTCGAGCGAGTGGACCAAGGTGCTGTCAAAACAGATGTTGCAAGGGAAGGCAATCTTTGAGCTGGCGTCCACCACGGCGGACCCGCAAACAACGTTGAACGCACTGGAGGCCGAAGAGGCCACGCTGAAGGCGCAAATTGCCCAGGCGGCGACAAAGGGAGGCAAGTAAATGGCTGGACCGTACAATTTTGAGTCTCAATGGAAAAGCGCACGAAACCTGATGCTGAGCTGGAATTCTCAGCTCGCCTGGAATACGGCGCTTGCGGATGCGGCATTGACCAGACGCCAACGCTTCGACGGCGCGGCCGTGCTAGAGCAAACCATCACGCGGCGTTCCGATATTGATTACTCGGGCAAAGGCACGGCCTTTGCCACAAACGGGCAGATCACTAGCTATGACACCAAGTTCTCCGGCTTCAAGGTGGAAGCCTCTCCGGAAGTTGTGGGCTATGCTCTTGCCTTCCTGATGGGCCAGGACACGGTTGTGGGCGCCGCATCGCCCTATGCGCATACATTTACCTTCGACGAATCGACGCGCACCGCCGTGCCGACCACAATCTATCTCGAAGATACCGAGGGCGTGAAATACAAGTGCCCCGACATGTGCATGAACGATGTGACCCTGACCATCAACGACATCGGCGCAGTGACGGCCGAGATGACGATGATGGGCACCGGCCGCCAGATCCTGGGCGCCATGGCGGCAGGGCTCCCCGCGGTCCCGAGCGAAAGCTACTTGCTAGGGTCGGACGCGTCTCTGTCATTCGGTCCAGTCGGCGCGCAAGCCGCCTTCATCGGCCGCCACATGACTTCGACGGTTAAGGCCGAGAATCAGCTTGTTGTCCATAAGGCTCCGGGCGGTGGTCTTTATGGCATCTTCGTACGCAAGGGCAATCCGAAGTTCTCGCTCAGCTCGACGTTCGCAGCGAAGGACACCGACGACATCTACACCTTGTTCGCAAACAATACGACGTCGGCCTATACGCTGACCGTGAACTCGGGCGCCGCGGTGCAGATGGTCATCTCAATTCCGGCGATCAACCTGAAGACCACCAAGCTCGGTTTCGACGGCGACATGGTTGTATGGCAGGTCGAGGCGGACGAAACCACCTCATATCAGGCTGCGGGCGTTCCCCCCATATCGATCCAGGTCACCAATACCGTGCCGGCATACCTGGTCGGCGCTTAACGATTTCCTCCGCGGGGCGCGTCTGGGCGCGCTCCGCACTTTTTAAGGTTCGGCACCGCTTCGCTGAATCGAGGTTTCGCCCCACTCCGCGAGCCTCAAGAAATGCAGGGTCCTTCACCCTGGGCAAGACAAAATCCAAAACTCCAAAGAAGGACTCATGGCATCTATTGAACTCGCAACACCGCGTATCGTCGCGATCACCGATCGCAAAAAGCTTTATCTGCTCACCATCGGCCGAATCACGAAAAAGCAATGGCTGCACTACTTCGAGGGCATCCTCTCCACATCGGAGAATCAGGCGGGCAAGCGAGTTGACAGCTTCGACTCCAGCTCTGCCCGTTTGGAGCTGGTCGAACAGAGCCTGGTCAACGCAAAGGGCTATAGCACTGCGGATGGAGGCGAGGTAACTGCCACATCCGGATGGCAGCAATTATTGCCGCTCTCGCACCGCCTGGCCGCAGGCAATGTGATCGTAAGCGTGCAGCGCGCTGAGCCCTCGGACGACGATCCCATTGTGCTGGGCGCTGAGGCTATCTACCTGAAAGCGATCTGGAGCGCAGATGATTCTGGCCAGATGCAGGAATACAGCGGCCTCTGCCACAAATTCAAGACGCCCAACGCCGAGCAGCAGCGCCGTTACTCGCGCGAATCGAGCAAGTCTCGCATCATCGGAGGATCTCGCAAAGGCAAAACGCTGTGGCTCGGCCCCCAGGCCACGCTGGTCGAACTCTATGACGAGCTGATCGTGAGCGTCGACGGCTACCAGGTCAACGGCGCCACGCTCGGTGATGATCGCGATCGCATCGTGGCGGAGATGGACACCTATCACAAAGTAGCTGCAGCCGACATCCTCTTTTCGCCGGCCGCCGCCAACGTGCTCGAAGAGGCGGAATGATCGATGTGGTCAATGATGCGGAAGGCGTGCGTATGGCTCTCGAAGAAATCTTCGAGCAAGACTACGTGCGCTCCCGCATCGATCGCGAATCCGCTGGCGCCAACGCGGAGACACGCGAACGCATGGCCTTTCAGGTCCCGCCACGCACACTCTCTCCCGGTTATTACGACTTTGCCCAGCACCTATTACGGCTTGAAGCCCAGCAAAAGGCCGGTATCGGCTTCTCGGCAGTTGACCTGGCCTCCTTTGAGGCGAGCGGTCTGGTTGCCCTGGGGCGCGCACGCGGCGGATTCGAGAGCAGACATCCGGCCTGCAGTGCATGTGGAGCCCGTCAGCAGAATCGATTCAGCGTTAAGTGCGTCGGGTGCGGCGTCGAATTCAATCTTGGGAAGAAGTGAGTCATGGCAGTAGAGACCTCTGCTGTTCAAATTACGATCAACGTTGTCGACGGTAACTCAGGTGCCGTCGTCTCCAAGGTGTCTCAGAACCTCCAGCAGCTTGGCGCGGCTGGATCCACCTCTGGACAAAGAGTGAAACAGGGGATGGATGCCGCAGGTGCAGGTTCGTTGAGCGCAGTCGAGAAGACGCGGCTCGCCACAGAAGAGTTTGGCGTCAGGCTTCCGCGCGCCATGGTAAAGCTCGTCGCCCAGAGCAAGATTGCGCAGGCCGCGTTGAGCGCAGTGGGAACTGGCCTGATAGCTCTCGGTTCAATCCAAATCGGCGCGATGATCTTTGAACAACTCAGTGCCGGGGCGCAAAAGTTATGGCACAACGTCCTCGACGTGAATGGCGCTCTCAAAGACTACAATGCCGAAGTCGCGAAGGCGAAGACAGAAGATTTCGGAAATCCGACCTCGATCGCAACCACTCGGATGCGCATCGACGAGGCCACCGCGGCGGTGAAGGCATACCAGGCCGAGGCCGATAGACTCCACGAAAAATCTCGGTCGGGAATCAACATCCTCGATCCGATCGGCGCGATCGGCTATTCATGGTGGGCGCACGACGCTCGCTCGAACGCCATGGATCAACAGCGCCAGGTGGACAAGCTGCAGAAAGACCGCCTTCCCGACATGACGCATCAGTCTAACGTGAGCCAGATTGAAATGGAACACGCGGGCGACGCTCGACTGCGCGGAGAAGCAAAGATCACTGCAGAAAAGCAAAAGCAATTAGAGCTTGATCGCGAGGAAGGCCGGTACCAAACCGATAAAGAAGGCAAGTATGGGAACCCGGTGGCCACCAACAGTCTTTGGTCGACCGGTCACCTGTCTGACTCTCAAGTCAAAGATCAAATTGCGATTGCGCACGCTGAGGCTGACACATTCAATCTTGAGCGCGAACATTCGCAGGAGCTGGCCCATATGCGCGCAGAGGTAGTGCAGGCCGGTCTACGCGGAGTTGATCTATACAAGGCGCAAGAATCGGCGGCAATCGACGAACTCAAATTTAAGGACATGGATTCGGTGGCTGCACGAAAGGCTATTCACGACAAATTCCATAACGAAGAGATGAGACGCCTGCAAGATGAGGGGCGGGAACTCGACGAGCTTAAGGCACGGGCGGCGATCGCCGGGAAGACTGGTATTCCGAAAATTGAAGCGGAACGCAGCGCCCAAATTCAGAAAATCTATAGCGACCCGGACCACGGAGCCGCATATAAAGCCGTTGCCGGCGCCGCGGCAAACACAGAAGCAGATCAGCAAAAGTTGGAGGTCGAGCGGGAATTCACCAAGCAAGTGGACGAATTGGCGGATGAGAGTGCCTCCCATCAGATCAACGCTTTCCGGCGCATCCAAGAGGAGGCCGCTAAGCATATCAAGGATTTGAAAAAGAATTACGAAACGGCATATGGCTCGGATCCGAACAGCCCGATTTATCAGGCGCATCTGGGTACGTTGAAGCAGGGCACCGATTTCATCACTGGGGCGGCCAATCAGCAGACCACCGATCTCGCCCGCAAGAACAGCGAGGAGACCGAGCAGATCGAGGCCGAGGCGCGAGCGAAGTCCATGTCTGCGGAGAAAAATCAGACCAAGGCAATTGAGGCTGAATACGAAGAACGCCTGGCCAAGTTTCAAGAGCAGCGTGATCGTGAGGGGCTTGCTAACGACGATTACAACCGCCGAGTGCTCGCCGCTGAAGAAATCAAGAATGCGGAGATGGTCGAAGCCTCAAAGGCTGCGCGCGAAAAGATGGCCGGTGAGTTCTCAGGCTTTTTCAAGAGCCTCGATCATCCTACCGAGGCATTCAAGAACCTGGGCGACAAAATGGCAGGACAGGCCGCCGCAGCGATGGTGCAGCGTTTGCAGAATCACTTTGGGGGAGCCGGGACAGGCGCATCGTCACCGATCGGCGGGGGGATGGATCACGTCTGGTCGCGGATTGCAGGCACGCCGAATGGCACAGCACGCTCATCGAGCGGCACCTCGTCATCTTATGAGCCTGGCGTCTTCTACCATGGCGCGGATGCGAACGAGAGCATGCTGCGTAATGCAAGGCCGCTCGGCGCCGGGCAGAGCGAACGTCTCGCAATTGCTACGGCGCAGATTAGCAT